TCAATCGATCATAGTCGCGAACGTCTATGGGATCCTCTGCGGACAAATCCGACCTTCAGCACAGACGCCACCGACTGTGTCGCAGGCGCTTATGGCGCGGTTTCCAGCTCCAGCGCCGTCGTGAGCCCGCTCGAAGGCGAGAAGCTATGCTTGGCCTCGGAGATCAGCCACTCGATCGCGTCAATCTCGGGGTGGAAGCCTGACACCTTGCCGCGACGGTTGGGATAGAGGTCCGGGCGGCCTTCGGCGAGGGTGAAGCTGAAGGTCGCCGCGCCGCGCTGAAGGCGCGAGAGTTCGGCCTGGGCGGCGTTCTTGGCGTCGGCTTCGGTGGCGTAGGTTCTGGCCAGGCGCTTGACCTTGCCGTCGCCATCGCCGCCGGCTTTCACGCGCTTGCGCTTGGCCTCGCCGTCGTCGTGATAGGCGGCTGAGACCCCGCTGTAGGCTTCGCGATCGGCGTCCTGATAGTCGTGGCCATCGCCCAGGCCGCGAATGATCTCGAAGGGCGGGATAGGGCTACCGCCGGCCGTGGCGTTCGCGCCGATCGGCGAGAAAATCAGCGTCCCCGCCTTTATGGTCGCTACGGCGTCGAACTGGCGACCCAGGCGGCGCAACAGCGCCGCGTCGCTCTGGCGGCTCTGGGCGAGGTTCCCGACCGCCTTGGCCGCCAGCTCCGGCGCGATCGAGGCCTTGAGCCCTTGGCGGCCGGCCACGGCCTGAAGAACCTCGCCCACGGTCTTTCCATCCCAGGAGCGTTCCTCGCGCACCCGGAAGGTGGCGGTGAAGTCGGCGCTCTCGCCGCGAACCGTGATCGTGTCGGGCGGCCCGCGATGCCCGCGCGCCGTCACCTTGAACGACCCGACGCTGATAAGGCCTTCGCCCTTCCACCCTAGCTCGACGGTGACGATCGCGCCCTTTGGCGGAAGGCCAAGGCGGCCGTCGCTGGCGTCGAGCGCCAGCTCCAGGGTGTCGGCTTCCTCGTCGCGCTTGGCGGTCACCGAAACGCTGATCAGGCGGGGATTGATCGCGGACGTCACGTCTTGGCCATCCACCGTGAGGCGACATATGGGCGTCTTCATGCCGCGCCGCCTTGCGAGGCGTCATCCGTGCGCCGGAGCGAAATCGCGAAGTCGGTCTTTCGGGGCTCACCGTCTTCGAAGAACACGCTCTGATCGTCGGCGAGCGCCAGGATGAGGAAGGTTCCCATAACCCGGCCGGAGCCGGTGACCAGGGGGTAGCCCGCTCCCTCATCGGCCATGGCCTCCAAGGTCGCGAGACTGGAGCGCTTGCCGCCCATAGGTCCAACGATCCCGCCCTTGAGTTCGATGGTCTCAGCGCCGCGCCCGAGAAACTGATCAGCCGGCCGCCTGCCGACGCGTTCGTTGGCCGCGTAGCGCCATTCAAGTTTCCGGGCAAGCTCCTGATAGGCGAGGGTTCCGAGCGAGAAAACGAACGGGCCAAGGCTCATCATCTTCATGTTGCGGGCCTATTCGCTGGGGTCACGGAAGGCGGCGCTCTGGCGCCCACGGGCGCGCTCGCGATCGGCCATCCACTTTTCGAAGAGGGAGAACAGCTCGCGCGCGTCTTGGCCGGGCTGTTGGTGGAAGTGAACGTTGATCGTGTCGCCGCCGACGTTGGTGTTCGCTCCGGTCGCCGCCGCGCCCGCCGCCGCCGGCCGGGCGACCGTGGCAAGGCTTGGTTGCGCCGCGACCGGGAAGGCCGCGCTCATCGCGCCGCCGATCGCCATGGCGGCGGCCATGCGGCCGGCGGTGGCGCGCACCTGGCGCAAGGGCGCGTTCTCGCCACGGCGAAGGCCCAGCGCCAGACCTTCCATGGTGAAGCCGCCGAACCCTGCGAAGACGCGCGAGGGCGAGCGGATGCCAAGGCGCTCCTTGAACCATCGGGCGATGTTGCCGGCGACGTTCATGATCGTCGTCTTGAGCGCCAGAGCCCGCCCGATGATCCCGTTGATCAGGCCTTGCATGAGCGCCGCGCCAAGCTGGCCAAATCCAGCGGCTAGGCCGCCTATCCAGCTCACAGCGCCCAAGAATGTCGCCTTGATCCGCTCCCAAAGGCCGACAAAGAACCCGGCGATCTTGCTCCAGTTGGAAACCACGACGTAGGCGATCCCCGCGAGAACGCCGATCGCGGCGATGATCGCCAAGACAGGCCAGAGCGCCAGGTTCATCGTGATGCCCAGCACGGCCATGGATAGCTTCAGCGCCGCGAGGACGCCCATGGCGCTCCCGATGACACCCATGAGAACACCGACGCCCACGGTGAGTAGAGCGATCACGGCGACCGTCATGGCGATCCCCTTGGCGATGGCCGGGTGTGTCTGGGCGAAGCGCCGGCCACCCGCCGCGATCCGGCCAAGGAGCGCGCCGCCTTCGCGGATCGCCGGGAGAAGCGCCTTTCCAAACTCGCCGGCCGTGGCGCTGATTTCGCCCTTCAACAGCTTCAGGCCGTTTTCCGTGGTCGCCGCTCGATTGGCGTACTCAGCGTACATCGAGCCGCCATACTTCGCCTCATCCCCAACGAGCGCAAAAGCCGCCTTGACCTGATCAAGGCTGGTCAGGAGCGGCGCGATTGCGCCCACGCTTTCGGAACCGAAGAGGTCCGTCAGGACTGCGGCTTGTCGCTCTTTCGGGAGCGCTCTGATTTTCTCAAGAACGGAGGTGATCGCGCCGCCCGCGTCCTTCTGCATGGCTTTCGCCATTTGGCTTGCGTCTAGACCCAGGGCTTGGAATGCCTCGCGCTGAGACTTGGTCGCGGCCTCGCCCTTATTGAGGTTCAGGAGCAGGTTCTTGATCCCGGTAGCGCCAACCTCTTCCTCGATCCCCATAGAGTTCATGGTTTGCGCCAGGGCGGCGATTTGGGCGCTCGAAGAGCCGGCAACGCGCCCCAGAGGACCGATGCGCGAGACCATCGCCGCGACGGCGTCGGCGTGGCCGCCATAGGTGTTGGTCAGGGCGTTGATCCGGTTGCCAAGGGCGACAACGTCGCTTTGCCCGATGTTGAAGGCCTTACGCCAATTGGCCATGGTCTCGCCCGCGACATCGGCTTGCATGTCGAAGGCCACGCCCATCTTCGCGGCGTCTTCCGTAAACTTCAGAAGCTCCTCGCGCGGGACGCCAGATGCGCCGGCCGCCGCCATGATTTGCGCGAGGCCTTCCTTGGCCATGGGGATGCGCGTCGAGAGTTCGGCGATGTCGCTGGACATCTTGTCGAACTCCGCCGGGCTCTTGAAGTCGACGACTTTCCGCACATCGGCCATGGCGCTTTCGAAGCTGATCGCTTCCTTCGCCGCGCCGACGAGGGGCGCGCCGATCGCCGCGCCCACGGCCGCGACGCCGACGCCCGTGGCCGCGAGGTTCGATCCGGTTTCGGTGGCGCTTTCCATGCCGGCCTTGGCGGCGCTGATACGCTTCTGGCGCGCGGCGACCTTGGCGAGCGCGCCTTCCTGTTCGGTCGCCCTTTTGGTGGCGTCGGCGGTCGCCTTGGCCAGGCGGCGTTGATGCGCGGCCAAGCCATCGGCCCCCAGGCCCGCCGATCGCATCCGCTCGCGAAGCGTCTGTAGCTGGAGCGCGTGAGCGCCCTCCTGGGCTTCGAGCTTGTTGACCGTCGCGCGCGCCTTCTCCAGCTCGCGCGTCATCTTGGCGGTCGGAGCCTCAATCGCCTTATGGGCCTTGGCCAGATCGGCCGCCTTGGCCCGCGCCAGCTCAAGGGCGCTGGCGACCTTGGCGGCCTCGCCCTTGAGCTGGCGGAACCCGTCGAGGTCCTTCTGGGCGGCTGACAGGCGCGCCAAGTCCTCTTTGGTCGCCCTCAGCGCCTCGCCCGCGCCCTTGGCCCCGCCCAGAACGGCCCGCATGGGCTTGGTGGCGCGCTCGACCATATCGAGCATGACGCGAACGCGGAGGTCCATGGGTCAACCCTTGTCCTTGGGGCGGCGGGCGATCATCTCGCCGTGCCAATAGATGAGTTCGGGGAGGGGGAGGGTGGCGGTCCTATCGGGTGGCCACCCCCAGATTTCGGCCAAGTTGGCCATGAGCGTCCCGACGTCGTCGGGAAGATCGCCGCTCAGTCCTCGAAAAAACCGGCGATCTCGCCTCCGATGGCCAGCATGTCGCGAGGGTCCATGTGCGTGTACTCATCGGCCGTCACATGCGGCCGCGAGATGCGCGAGACCAGGGTTGCGATGGTGTCGACCTCAAGGCGCGCCACCGCGACGAGTGAGAGGCCGCGAAGCTGGCCACTGTGCGGCGCGATGAGTGAAATCGAACTGATCTCAGTCGAACCGCGCTTCAACGGACGCTTGAGTTTGACGGTGGCGAAGGTCGGGAAGTTGACCGCTCCCGTATCGGGAGCGCTTTCGGCGGCCTGGGCGTTGGCCGGTTCGGCGATGGTGTCTTGCATGGGGGAAGTCCGTCGTCTGAAGGGGGAAAAGGCGGCCGGGACCTAAGGCCCCGGCCAGTCGGGA